CTGAAACACCTGGAACTGGTGGAACTGGGGGTGGCGGAAATGGTGGAAGTCCATCAGGAACACCAGCCGCACAATCAGGAACTGTAAATACAGGAAGTGGAGGTGGAGGTGCTGGGGGTGCGGCGACACTTAGAAATGCTGGTGCAGGTGGTTCAGGAATTATTATTCTTAAATACTCTGACACATTTACTGCAACCTTTAGCGGTGGAGTTACTCAATCAACCACATCAAGTGGTGGATTTAAGATATCAAGTATTACAGCAGCAGGTGTATCTGACACAGTTAGTTGGGCATAATGGCACATTACGCATATTTAGATAACAACAACATAGTTGTTGCAGTCACAGTTGGTAAAGATGAAACCGAGCTAATAGATGGTTTAGATACTGAAACCTATTACGCACAAGGCACGCCTTACACAGTTAAGCGCACATCTTACAACAGTAATATACGCAAACAATATTGCGGTGTTGGTTATTCTTATGATCCAGTGGCAGATGTATTTATTGCACCACAACCATTTGCATCTTGGTCATTAGATGAAAACTTTGATTGGCAACCGCCAACTTCAAAACCTGATGGTTTTTATCTTTGGGATGAAAATACATTAAGTTGGGTTCAAATTGAAACCTTGGCTTAGTAAAGCAGCTGCACAACTGAGGGAACAAATAGATGATTCATACCCAAGTCGCCTTCGTGGGAGTGATGGGTGGATTGCTGATTTGCGCCATCAACAAGCAGGTAAAAGCGACCACATACCCGACGCTAAATCCAAATTTGTCGTGCGGGCAATTGACATTGACGCTCGCCTTTCTGACAACAAAGGGGATTCAGTCTATTTGGCAAATCAGCTTAGACTCTACGCTAAGGATTACGGACGCATATCTTATGTAATCCACATGGGTCAGATTGCTTCTCCAATCTTGAACTATAAGTGGAGAAAATATCGCGGATTTTCACCGCATAACCACCATATTCATTGCAGTTTTCGTACCAATCAAGATTTAAATTCAGAGTTTTTTAACATACCACTACTAGGGGGTAAAGATGAATAGCAAGACACTAGCCATAATCAACTCATACGCACGCAGCGCATTTGTTTGTTTGGCAACCGTATATGTAACAAATCCTTCAGGTTCATTTGATGATATTTGGAAGGCATTTTTAATTGCTTTTGTTGCACCTTTACTAAGAGCTTTATCGCCTTCAGATACCGCATTTGGCATAGGCAGTAAAGAGTAATGTCAGCCCTTGAGTGGGCTGGCTTTGCAGCTGGAATTACCACAACATTGATTGGCGTACTAGCTGGCATGCGTTGGCTAGTAAAAGGTTGGCTTAATGAATTGCGTCCGAATTCTGGAACAAGTTTAAAAGACCAAGTGACACGCCTTGAACAAAGACTAGATGAACTGTTTATTGTCATAACTAGGAAGTAAAATAAAGCCATGGCAACCAAACGCAAACCCAAAAAGAAAGTAGCTAAAAGACGCAGGACTACTAAAGAGCCTGTTCTTACCAAGCTAGATTATTGGGCTATTGCAGCTAATGAGGTTTACATGGCTTGCAGAAAAGCAAACATGGACGAAGGAACAGCCCTTGCATTTGCAATGGATAGGTCTAGTTATCCTGATTGGATTATTGACACTAAAGACCCAATCAAAAACCCATTAGACGACTTTGATGAGGACGACGAATAATTAGACGCGTCGCGTTCACGCCTGACCTTCAAGCCCCATTTGTAAATGAGGCGGCAGTAAAAGTATTTGGAAAGTTTTTAAGAAAGTGGCAACCTCACCAAAATATCTGCATTGGTGATGAAATTGATTTACCTTACCTTGGCAGTTTTTCAAGGGGCAGCATTGATGAGTTTAAAGGTAACATTGATGATGATAGAAAATACACCCAAGACATTCTTGAATACCTTGGCGTAACAGATGTTTTAGGAAGCAACCATGGAATCAGACTTTATCGGTCAATTAAAAAACAGCTTCCCTCATTGCTAAATTTGCCTGAATTGCGTTACGAACGTTTCATGCAATACGACAAACTTGGTATTAAGTTTCACCCATACGGACTTAACTGGGCGTATGGTTGGACGGCAATTCATGGCGACTCAGTACCCCTCAGTAACTTAGCGGGTCAGTCCTCAATTAACGCTGCAAGGCGCATGGGCGTTTCAGTCGTGATGGGTCATACCCATAGACTGGGTCTAGCATGCCACACAGAAGCCTTTAACGGGCGTATAGGGCGTGTTTTATATGGGTGTGAGGTAGGGAATATGGTTGACCTCTCCAGTAGCGGTATGAGGTACACCAAGGGCTATGCTAACTGGCAGACAGGATTTGCAGTTGCCTATGTAAAAGGCAGAAAAGTCCAAGTCATACCTGTACCCATGGCACAAGACGGCAGTTTTATATTTGAAGGCAAACTGTATGAGTAGGCAGACTGATTACAAGGCTAGAGGCATTGATGAACAGATTGACGCCATAGACGAGTCAGGTCTATTGTAACAAAAGCGTTATAGAACACGAGCATGGTTGGGCTTGTAAATGTCAGCCCCAAGCCTCACAATTTCTTTATCCAAGTTAACGGAACTTGGTGTAAAGGAAAGGCTTCAAATGAAAATCAAACATGCAGCTAATCTAGCTAATGTTAAATTAAATCCATTGGACTTTGAAAGATTGACTGAAAGCCAAATGGAGTTTAAAGGTCAAAATTGGGAAGTGCAGGATTACCGATTTGACCAAGAAATGAACTATAAGCACGAGTACATTTTTTGGTGTGAAAGTTACGCCGCACTTGTACTTGCCACACATTTCCTTGACCAAGTAGGTCACAGCTGTTCAATCGCTTATGACAGCGCGGTTGAGATGTATTGCTTTACAACCGACTATGCAAGCTCTTGGACAAACTAATGAAAATCAACGGACTAACAGTTTTGTGGTTCATGATTGCTACGGGCTTAATTGCTTATGCACTTCAGTTACTAAAACGCGAATCTTACAACAGCGGGTACTGGAGAGGTCGCGCAATAGGTTGGGAATCTCATAGACGATTAACCAACATACAGAAAAAATCGGACGAGGTGTTTGACTATGAAAAGAACTGAGGAAATACTTGATGAAGTCCAACTCATACTCACAGACAGAGGCAATATTTACGGAAATGCGGGAGAAAATCACCGACGAATTAGCGAACTCTGGTCAGGCTATTTGGACACTTACATTTCGCCTGAACAAGTCGCAATGGCAATGCTGCTCGTCAAAGTCGCACGCCTTAGTCAAACAAGTAACCATGACGACTCACTCCGAGATTTGCTTGGATACGGAATCATTTACCACCAAATCGTTAGAGAAATGAGGGGTGAATCAGATGGCATTTAACATTAACGATTATGAAACGGTAGAGGTGCGTCTTGGAAAATTTATTAGTGAGTATCCTGACTTTCGTGTTTTTACTGAGCTTTTGGAGTCTAGTCCTACGAGGTTCATTGTACGCGCTTCAATATATCGTACGGAGTTGGACGCAAATCCTTGGGCAACTGGTCTTGCCTATGAAGTTGTTACTGACAGAGGTATCAATTCAACTTCAGCTCTTGAGGTTTGTGAAACAAGTGCGCTTGGACGCAGCCTCGCTAACGCTGGATACGCAGCTAAAGGCAAACGCCCAAGTCAAAGCGAAATGGCTAAAGTCGTTGCAGCGGATAACGCAACACCTACCTTTAAAGAGAAGCTAGAACAAAGACAAAACATGTATGGGGCTGCTGGAAGCAAGTCAGCACAAATTGAAACTGTCCTGCGAGATAGTTTTGCAGCTGACAAAGTAGAGTCCACACCTGTTGTTTGGTCTGTTGGTGAAGTTGTTGACGCAATTGGCACTACAACACCGAATCCACCACCTGAGTGCGAACATGGTCATACTTTAAAGACTGGAATAACGCGAGGCGGAAAAACTTACTACGGTTATGTTTGCAAGGGCAATGTAAAAGAACATGCTGTTTGGGCTAAGTTATCTGCAAATGGGCGTTGGTTCTTTGACGGTGAAAACAATGGGTGACATGGAGATGATTGACGCAACTGGCATGAAAGCAATTTTCACAGATGATGGAGTTGTCTTAGATGTTGTGCCAATGTCTGAGTGTTGTGAAATGTGCAATGACCCAAGGTTAATAACGGTTGATGGGATTAAAAAATGCGTAGCCTGTGGCTGCATTAACCACATTGAGTTAAATCATCATGGCTGAACCAATCCGTCAAGTTTACGGTGATGGCAGAAAAGAAAAGTTGGTAGCTACTTGGTTGGCTGCCAACTTTCGTTGGGAACTGTATCCAACACCTAGGTTTTACTTTGTTGACTTTCTTGTAAATCAAATTAAAGAGGGTGGCTACGCAAACTACATAGGTGGGCTTGAAGTAAAATGGCTTAATAAATCAATAAATGATGAGGTTAAGTTCCCTTTACAAAAGCTTCAAAAGATGTGGCTGACTGAGCCAGTAGATGATGAGCCTCAAGCTTTTAACCGTATTTGCATTAGATATAACGACGGCGTATTGCTTGCCCCAGCAAGTGCCTTTAGATATGGCAGACCTGTTTATGGGTTAACTAGAGCTGATACTAATGAGCATGACTTCAATGTTGTATTTACAGCTGCTCAGGACTTGACTAGATACATAATTAACGCCGTGATTGATGAGTGATTTAACATGGGTGTTTAAGTGCAATAAGTGTGGAAAACCCATGCTGTTCTATGAAAAAGCGGGCTTTGACGCAGGTGAGGAACATGTAGTTGTTATGTGTGTCAAGTGCGAGAATACAGGCGTAAAGGCTAGAATTGAGGCTATGACTGATAAATCAGTTGTCCGTTGTTCTAAATGTGGGGCATGGAAGTTAGAGAGTAGCAACTGTTCCACATGCAAAAAGACCAATGCCCTGAGTGTCTAGGGTATAACACAAATACAATCACAGCTGGCAGGGAGTATCTACATGACTGCAATAACTGTAAACACAAATGGGTTGAAGGTTACGGGTAATGACCATGATGTTGATTGGAAATATCAAAACGAACTGAGGCAGCAATGGTTAAAAAACAATCCACATGCTGTGTATATCGGTTGGACTTCAATATGACTTGCCGTCTGACCTGCGGTTATGGTGAAGGTTATTGACATGGTCAGTACACTATCAGCAAGCGACGCGCCTAAGAGCGCGAACGCTAGCCGCCTTAGCGGATTGCTAGCGAGTTCGTTGCTGCTAGTTATTGGGGCAGCTCTTTGCTTAATGATATTTAGCATTGTTTCTAAAAAGATTGATTCCGTTTCTGCCTACCAATATCAAGCTGTGCAAATGATTTCATACAAAGAGTATGCACTTCTTAAGATAGAAAGCAATAAACAATTTAAATGTTTGTCACAGCTGTATGGTAAAGAAAGCGCATGGAATCCTCTTGCCCGTAACGGTAGTCACTATGGTATTCCACAGGGTAAGAGTAAGTATCTATCTACTCTCAACGGTTATCATCAAATTGATTGGGGTCTTGACTATCTGTTTCATAGGTATGGTGTTGATACCAATGGCTATACTAATGCGTGTAAAGCATTACAACACTTTAAGATTAAAGGGTGGCATTGAGTAAAGCAGCACTTGGTTCGGGTAGATGGAAAGAGGTAAGGCTTAGGGTCTTGGCTCGTGATGGTTACTGTTGCGCTTATTGCGGAAAAGAAGCTGACCAAGTTGACCATGTGCAGAGCAGAGTAAGCGGTGGGAGTATGTTTGACACCGATAATTTGGTGGCTGCGTGCCGCCGTTGCAATCAAGCTAAAGGTTCAAGGGGTGCAAATACCCTTTTTTTTAGGTCAGGTTCTAC